TCCAGACATCCTTTATCCTCCAGCAAGCTAATGCTGTTGTTACCGCCATAACAAGTGTGATATAATAGTTGTGCCCAGTGATAGGGCATTCTTCACTTTTTTTTGAGCCCTTGGATGTGACCGCATCCGGGGCTTCCTTAATTTCAATCATTTGCTTCATCCTCCCATTCAATTTCATGCTTGCGATAGTAAGCCTTGACTCTTAACAGAGGTTCTTTCACTCCTGTTGCTTTCAGTAATGTGTCCAAATCATCCTCACAGTTCTCATAGATTGATATTGACTTGAGGGCTATTCCGTCATCGCTGTCCTCGATTTCCAAGAGGTCTCCGGCATTGATATGTGTATAAGCCGGAGCCTTTACTAAATAAACCTTGTCAGTTTTTGGTAATCTGACCAAAACCGCGTCAAATAATGCTGCCATTTCTTTTACCTCCTAAATATTTTTAATTTGCTAAATATACATTTGCGGTTCTTCGCCCGAACTGGATGCAGGCGTCTGGATCTCCAAGATAGATATCAATTACGTTTCCGGACATGCCGCCTCGGTCTTCAACCACATAATATCCATAGCCTTCTATATAGATGCGTGTCCCCAGTGGAAGGCTGTTACAAGCTACCGTGTAGCCGGTGCTTGGCATATTGCCGTTAGCACAAGGGCTTCCAGTGTATTCGTAAGCCGTCAGCTCGTATACTCCCAGATATTCACCAACTCCGGAGCTTTCTGCATAAACCTCATGCACTTCTTCCGTGTTGGTCTTTGCCTTGGTGGTATTCTGGCTTTTCTTCTCCTCAGCTTCCTTCTTCTCCTGGATCATTTTATTGGTGACATTCTCAAGGCTCCTGAGCCTCTTATCTACGGCCTTGATGCTTGCACTGTTCAGCTTACTCGATGTGATAAGCCTTCCAAGATCAGAATCAACTCCTTCAAGCTCCACATATAAGTTGCCAATATCTTCATTCATCATGTTGGCTCTTTCATGCATCGCTGCATCGCCCTTCTCCATTTCGATTTTTAGATCTGAAAGTCCCCTCCGAACATTTGCCAACTGCAAAGCCAATGTTATGCAGCCAATAGCCAATGCCAGGCATATAATTCCGATACCGATTCCCATAATATTCAATTTTTCTTCCATCCTTCCTCCTTCATTCTTCTTTTCCTGGCAAGAAATGCCATGAAGTCATCTCGCTTAATCTTTACTCCTCCGATCTGAATGACTGCCTCCGGGTATAATCCTGTGCGTTCCATTTCGAGATAGTTTCGCATAATCGTCCGCTCCGAACAGTTCAGATCTGTGGCAAGCTGTTTTACTGTTACATACATTTTCAGCTCCTCTCTTAAACCTCGTTTAAGTCATTTTACAAAAAAAATACTGCGCATATTCTTCTTCCGAGATTTCCAGAAGCTCTGCCCATTTGATGATGTTCTCTCTGGTAAAGCCTGACTCATTGTTCATCTTCAGAGATACAGTGACCTTAGAAGTCCCTAAAGCATCAGCAAATGCGGACATTGAGCCGAACTTCTCAACGATGCGCCCTCTGAGTTTACTGTAATCGTACATTTCCAACCTCCTTTCCTGAATTTCAACCACAAGAAAACTTTAACACCGTTTAAGTATATTGTCAATAAAAATGTTAAACAATGTTTAATTTTTTATTTAACTGTGTTATAGTGTTGATTAACAGGAGGGGATTGAGAATGAAAAAAACAAAACATATAAAAACATCAAAAAGATTGAAGGATGCGATGGCTGCTATTAATATTAACGCATCAACTCTGTCAAAAAGATCCGGAGTAAGTGAAGCATCTGTCAGCCAGTATATTAACGGATCTCATGCGCCATCTAATATTACAGCAGGAAAGATGGCAACAGTTCTGAACTGCAGCCCTTTATATTTAATGGGATTTGATATTGAAGAGAATCACAACAAATCTGATCCACTTATCGCAGAACTCACAGATCAATTAAAAGGCTTTTCGCCAGAAGACAAAAGACATATTATTGAATACGCAAAATTATATAGCAAAATGATTAAGAATAAGAAGGGAGATGATGATTAATGTGGGTAGAACAAACTAAAAAAGGCTTGCGCCTCTGTGACAGATATACCGGGATGGATGGGAAGGTGCATCGTGCATCTGTACCATTGCCCAGAGATACCGCTCAGGCTCGCAGGAAGGCACAGGAAGAGCTTCAAAACAGAATAATGAATAAATATGCCAATCTGACAGAAATGCCCTTCTCGGAGCTTGTAGAGCTTTATTTGAACCGCAAAGAGATTAAGCCCTCAACTCTGACCAACTATGAATCAGCTTTCAGCCAGATCAAGAATCTCCTTGGCGATGTATTAATTGACCGTCTGACCGCTCCATACGTCCTCAGAAGGCTGTCAGAGTCCAACAAGGCACCAACAACACTAAACCGCTATATTGTGCTCTTAAACGGGCTCCTGGCATGGGCTCATCAGTATGGATATGTCTCAGATCTGATACACATAAGAATGTTTTCTGTAAAAAATATTCAGATCAAGGATGTTGATGTGGAATATTTAGAGGCTTCAGAGCTTCAGCATGTCCTGGATCAGCTCCGAGGCACTATGGCATATTACCTCTGCAAATTCCTGGCATTAACCGGAATGAGGATCGGAGAAGCTGCCGCGCTTACCCTGGATGACATTGATGACAGATATATCCATGTAACTAAAGCCTGGAAGGTTGAGAATGGATTATCAACGCCGAAAACCATTCATTCTGTCAGAGATGTGTATATCCAACCAGAGCTCCGGGCATTTCTGAAGGAATATAAAGAATGGAGATTGCTGCACATGATGGCTTACGGGATCAGATCAGATCTGTTATTCTTCACGGCCAAAGGGAATCACTACAGTTCCAACGCCTTGCTTCTCAGAATCCGCAAACTGGATAGCCCCAAGCATATTCATCCTCATATATTCCGACACACTCATGCAGCACTTCTGGCAGAGCAGGGACTTTCCCTGGAATCAATCGCCCGGAGACTCGGACACAGCGACAGCAACATCACGAAAAAGATATATATTCATGTTACGGAGAAGTTAAAAGAAAAAGAAGAGGCAGCACTTGATATGGTGAATATCTTGTAAACTGCCCCTCATTTGCCCCACGAAAGCTCGGAAGCCTTGTACTTTCGGGCTTTTCATTTTAAAAATAGATTAATTTTTAGATATTATACATTTTTTGACAAAGGCTGACAAGTCCCGAAAAATAAGGACTTTTAGAAGATGAGGTTTTCCGGGGATTTGGTAAAAATTAAATAAATTTGCCCTTTTTTTGCCCCTCATGTGTCCTGATCAGAATAAAAAAAGAGCCCCGACCTGCAATCTGCAAGCCGAGGCTCAGAATAAGGCACGAGGTGAGCCTTATTTTGCCATTAATTCATTGACACGATTCTGAATCATATTATAGTCATATCCTGCTTTTTCAAGCGCAATCTTCCTCTGCGGGTTATTGCCCCATTTTCCTGCGATCACTTCTTTAGCAACTTCCGTGATGCCCTTCTTGCCTGTTCCGTCCTTGACAGCTTCGCCCTGCTCGGTAGTGATAAAGGCATCGAAGCCATCTGCTTTGATTCTGTTCAGAAGGTTGTCAGCATTGCTCTTATTGGTGAAAGCTCCGCATTGAACCTTGATGAGTCCTCCGACCTTAACAAGGTATGTCTGATAGCCAAGTCCCTCAAGCCTATCCTTGCAGTTGTCAGCATTGGCACGTACCTTGTAAGCTCCGACCTGCACTCTGTAGAGTACATCGGGAGTGGGCATCGGCTTAACCTCTGCACCCATAGCCTCGTTAATTTCACGGATGAGTTGTCCATTCTCAATCCTGCTCTTGAGGTAGGGAGCAGGACAGAGGGTATTGTAGAACATATCATGGATGCTCAGAGTGCTCTGTGCGCCCTTAGAGCGTTCATATTTGAGATTAATGTTGTATCGCTTGCAAATATCCGCACACAGCTTTATAAGGCTGTTATAAGCCTCGGAAGGGATAGTCCAAGAGCTGTCTTGGTCAGAAACTTCGATGGTGATATGGGAGTGGTCATTGGTTCGGCTGTTGGAAGTCCATGCTCGTCTGTCCTCGGACACCCCACCGCATATCTGTCCATCATATCCAATGTAGTAGTTAGCGGATGAGTCTCTGTTGCCATTTAAGTGCATTCTTGCACAGTCATCTCCGAGCATCCGTCCTGCCATATGGTGGATGGTTATTCCGATAATCTTAGTATTTCTCGGATTTGATTTCCTCGTTCCGAAAGCTACAATATTGTTACATAAACTTGAAAATACACTCATTTCTCGTCCTCCTTATACTCTGGAATACCAACTGCAATGCTTGTGAGGATGGATACAATTCCACCCATAAGCCCTGCTGATAGAACCATCAGCCAATTTACATCATGCAGAACCGTGGCAGAAGTGCCGATGTATGCAAGTGCGCTCTGAGCTATGGTTCTGATAGCTCTTGCTCCTGCCATCTTCCACCACTTCTTATCATTTATCCATCCCATTCTTCATATCCTCCCTTAGTTCGTCTATTCGCATAAATGCTGTTTTAAGGTCGTTCTCGACCACGCTGAGCCTCTTATCCATCTCAATAAGGCTTGTGTTGAGAGCCTTGATATCCGAGCGTGTCTCGTTTGTAGTGGCGCACACTTGGTCAAGTTTAATATTAGCCTTTAGGAGCGATTCATTTAACCGCTCCATTTTTGCCTCAATGTCAACTCTGCCTTGAAGTTCATCATTGTGCTTGTTTCTGATAAAGCTGAGAGCTGATACTATCAGAGCCATAAAGGTAAGTCCCCAAGGAATTAAATTCATCCAGTCCATAGCTCCCTCCTACTCTTCGCTGAATCTTATCACATAAGTACATTTCATCATCTTGCTTGCATCCTTGGTGTATGGAGCTTCGGGTTGCCAAATTGATGCAATATACCGAGGGTCTCTGAATACATAAGTATCACTTATGCCGAATATCCCGTCAACCGCTGTCGGAGTGTAGTTAGTGCCATTGGTATAGTTGGTCGGAAGCATTTCTCCAAGTGTCACATCAAGCCTCTGTGAAGAACTCTCTGCAATATCATCAGAAATGAACTGCAAACCTGTGTCCTCTGCGAAGTTGGATATCTCAGTTGTATCTGTGAGATTTGACAGATTGAATATCACATTGTGATAGACAGCCCACTTGCCATTGCATGAGATTGTCGGATATACACCGCCCGAAAGCTCAAATGCTGGCACTCCTGTTGTCTGAGGGCTTAACGTGATACTGTCAACTACTGTCAGAGTCTCAAGGTCTATCTTGTATATAACGACAGGATATGTGTTGTCGAAATGGAAGTGCCTTGTATAATAGCTTCCGCTTGTATGTGCATATGCCACCATCAAGTAAGAGTATTTACCTATCTGCACCACTCTGTATGTACCATTTCCATACTCGTGAATGTCAACAGGATGAGTTACTGTTCTAATCTCAAGCTGTCTCCGAGTCAGTCCATTCCTCAAATCAAGCTGTGCATATGGCGATGAGGCTATCACTACTGACCATTCGCTTGCCGTTGCATGACCACCATTGACTCCATTGTTCTGAATATAGAACACCTTGTTGTCATACTGACCGAGATAAACAGATGGATACTGAATATTGGCATTGTTGAACTGATACAAGCCATTATAAGTACCCATATGAACATCAATCTCTTTATTAGTCAGAGATTTGTTTCCAATGCCCTTATAAGCTCCGTATCGGCTTGATAAACATACTGTTGCTACTGTTCCGTTGCCTTGGCTTGTTGTCCAATCCCAAACCATTTTGAATGAGCCATCAGCCTGCCATCCCGACTCTAATTCATTGTAAGAACCAAGCTCGGGAGGATTGCCACCA